CTGGTCGTCGAGGGCACGGTCGCCTGCCTTCTCACCTCGGGCAGGGGCACCACCGTCAAGCTGCGCCCGGCCGGGGAGGACATCTGATGTCCGCCCTTCTCGCACTCGCCGTCCAGGCAGGGTTTCCTACCATCAAGGCCATCCTGCAGCGCAAGCTCGGCGATGAGGCCGGCGGTCTTGCCACTGACGTGGTCGGCGCGCTGGCGGGGCACCTGCGCGTGAAGCCCGAGGAGCTTGAGGCGCTCGCCGAGACTGCCCCCGGCAGGATTATCGACGCCATGCGCGCGGTCGAGCCGATGACGCCCGAGATGATCGGTCTCTACCAGAAGGGTCTGGAGAACCAGATGGCGCTTCTGATGGCCGAACAGGAGGAGGGCGGCTGGAAGGCCAACTGGCGGCCCCTGGGCATGTACTTCGTCATGGCGCTTTGGGCCTGGCAGGTGATCGTCCTGCATGTCGCCAACGCCATCTGGAAGATCGCCCTGCCCCCCATGCCCTGGGAGCAACTGGTCACCTTCACCGGCCTTTACATGGGCCTTTACATGGGCGGTCACACCATCAAGGACGTCGCCTCGAAAGTCGCGGAGGCGCGCAAGTGATCGAGTTCGATTTCACCGTCACCCTCTCGTTCGCGCTGGCCTGCGCCACGATCATCTACACCTGGTGGCGTACCCGCGACCGCAATGTCGACGACCGGTTCAAGGGCGTGGACGAACGCTTCAAGCTCGGGTCCGAGCGGATGGACCGCCATGACGCCCGCCTTGCCAGCATGGAGCAGACCCTGCGCGGCCTGCCCGCCCGGCAGGACATGCACGACCTGCAGATCTCGATCACCGAGCTGAAGGGCGACCTCAAGACCATGTCGGCCGTGATCGAAGGACGGAACCGGCTGATGGAGCGGCTGGAGACCATCGTCGAACGCCACGAAGACCACCTGCTGGATGGAAGCAAGAAATGAGCGATTACCTGGAAACCCTGCGCGAGCATGCCCGCATCGCCATCCTGCGCCTGCTGGAAGAGGCCCCGCAGTACACGTCGAACGTGGCGATGATCACCACCCTTCTGCAGGACTTCGGCATCGGCTTCACCCGCGACCAGGTGGCCGGCGAAGGCGCCTGGCTGGAAGAGCAGGGCCTGGTCACCCGGACCGAGCTTGGCTCGGGCCTGGTGGTCCTGACCGCGACCCAGCGCGGGATCGACGTGGCCACCGGCACCGTGCGCCACCCCGGGGTGCAGCGCCCGTCGCCCAAGAGGTAGACCCATGCCCGCCCCGAAGAAGCTGGACCTGATCCCCGACCAGTTGCGCAAGCAGCTTGAGGCCGCGCTGGTTGCGCGCGGGTTTTCCGACATCCTGAAGGTGACGGAAGAGCTGAACTTCTGGCTTGAGGAGGAGGGGCTGGAGGTCCGGATCGGCAAGACCGCGGTGGGCGAGTTCAGCCTCCTCCTGAAGCGGCAGCGCGATGCCTTTTCGGTCTCGAAGCACGTCCTGGCCGAGATGGAGATCGGCGAGGAGAGTGCCATCTACCAGACCCTTTTCCAGCTGGTCGCGGCGCAGGCCGTCCACCTGGTGAAGGCCATGTCCGACGCCGACCAGGTGATCGAGGCGAAGGACCTGCATTTCCTGGGCAAGATGCTGAAGGACCTGATGTCCGCCGCTGGGATCAACGAGAAGCTGACGCAGGAGGCCGAGAAGCGCCTGAAGGCGAAACAGGACGCCGCCCTGACCAGCGCCGTCGCCACCGGCGACATCGACGCCGAAGCCGCCGCCAAGGCGCGCCGCATCATGGGGTTCGCAGAATGAGTGGTGCGCGGCCGGGGCGAAAGCATACAGGCTGACCGATTGCTGCGCCGGCAGAATTTCCCGACGCACCGCGCGCTCGCATCTTAGCAGATCCGAGGTTGAAGGAGAACAGGAATGACTACCGCCCCGAAACACGAAGGCCTGCCCGTCGAGGGTTACCAGCCGCAAAGCGGCGATGCGGTTGCCATCGTCAATTTCAACAAGCACGCGGAGGAGCATGTGCTGCGCCTTCTCGACCAGCTTGCGCTGAACGACGACGTCGACAAGCGCTGGCTGGCCATCGGGCGCACCCAGATCGAGCAGGGCTTCATGGCAGTCAACCGGGCGGTCTTCAAGCCGGGGCGAGTGCGCTTGCCCGAGGACGGCTGATGCTGACGGTCGAGGTCAAGCTGAATGGGCGGCTGATCGCCGAGGCGAAACTGGTCAACCAGTCGAACCTCGCCGATGTCAGCGACTATTCCCTCGTCTGGAACGAGCAGCGCGAGGACAATCTTCGGATCACCGGCGACCAGGGCCGGACCGTTATTGACCAGCACCACCGCCGCCAGACCGTCTGGGCGCTGGTCGCCAAGGCTGCTGCGGCGATCCTTGGCCAGAAGGTCGAGCGGATGGAGGGCACGAGGTGAGCGCGCTCGTCCGCCCGGTCATCAACTTCCTGCCCTACCAGCGGGCCTGGATCGCCGACGAGAGCCGGTTCAAGATAGGCATGTTCGCCCGGCAGACCGGCAAGACCTTCTCGACCGGCGGAGAGGCCTCAGACGACTGCTTCAAGGCCTGGGTCGAGGACCGCCGCGCCCGCTGGGTCATCCTGAGCCGGGGCGAGCGCCAGGCGGCCGAGATGATGACCGAGGTCATCAAGCCCTTCACCAAGGCCTTCTACGAGGTCTACAACACGGTCGTGAAGGGCGGCGAGCCGCGCTTCGAGGAGACCGAGTTCCGCGCCCCGCAGGAAAAGGGCCCCGACGCCGTCTACAAGGCGATGGAGGTCGCCTTCCCGAACGGCAGCCGGATCACGGCGCTGCCTGCGAACCCCGACACCGCGCGCGGCTTTTCGGCCAACGTGATCCTGGACGAGTTCGCCTTCCATGCGAAGTCGCGCGAGATCTGGGCAGCCCTCTTCCCCGTGATCTCCAAGGGCCAGCAGAAGCTCCGGGTGATCTCCACGCCGAACGGCAAGGGCAACAAGTTCTACGAGCTGATGACCGCCGAGGATTCGGTCTGGTCGCGCCATGTGATCGACATTTACGAGGCCGTTAAACAGGGCCTTGAACGCGACGTCGACATGCTGCGGAAGGGCATGGCCGACGAGGATGCCTGGGCGCAGGAATACGAGCTGAAGTGGCTGGACGAGGCCAGCGCCTGGCTGGACTACGATCTGATCTCGAGCTGCGAGGCAGAGGGCGCGGGCAAGCCCGACGGCTACCAGGGCGGCCCCTGTTTCATCGGCGTCGACATCGCCGCGCGGAACGACCTTTTCGTCATCTGGGTCTGCGAGCTGGTCGGGGATGTCCTCTGGACCCGTGAGGTCATCGCCCGCCGCCGGATCAGCTTTGCCGAGCAGGACGCGCTTCTGGCCGATGTCTTCGCCCGCTACCGGGTGATCCGCGCGAAGATCGACCAGACCGGCATGGGCGAAAAGCCGGTCGAGGACGCGCAGCGCCGCCATGGCAGTTCCCGGGTCGAGGGCGTCCTCTTCACCGGGGCGAACAAGCTGGGGATGGCCACGGTCCTGAAGGAACGCTTCCAGGACCGCAAGCTGCGCATACCTGCCGGCGACCCCGTCCTGCGGTCCGACCTTCACGCGATCAAGTCCCAGGTCGGCGTCACCGGCCAGCGCCGCCTGATCGCCGATGGCGAGACAGATGGCCACGCCGACCGCTTCTGGGCCGCCGCCCTGTGCTGCGCCGCCGCCGAGCTAGGCGAGGCGACCTATGAGTATCGCGGCGCCGGGTCCGGCCGTGGCCGTGGCATGGGCGCGGATGATGATGAAGACCGTGACCGCTTCCGCGCGCCGCTTGGGGCCAGACTGAGAGGATCCATCCGATGAAGACCGCCCAGCTCCTCGACGCCCGTGGCCAGCCGGTCACCAAGGCTGTCCTCAAGACCGAGATCAGCCGCGCCACGATCGGCGGCGTGCGCTCCCCCATCTCGGGCTACCCGGCGGACGGGCTGAACCCGCAGCGCCTGGCCGGCATCCTGCGCGAGGCCGATGCCGGGGATGCCATCCGTTACCTCGAGCTTGCAGAGACGATCGAGGAGCGGGACGCGCATTACCTGGGCGTCCTTGGCACCCGTCGCCGTGCCGTCAGCCAGATGCCCTTCACCGTCGAGGCCGGCGACGACACACCCGAGGCCGAGGCCCATGCCCAGATGGTCCGCGACTGGCTGAACCGCGACGAACTGACCGAGGAGGTCTTCGACATCCTCGACTGCATCGGCAAGGGCTACAGCATGACCGAGATCCTCTGGGACACCTCGGAAGGCCAGTGGATGCCCCTGCGTCTCGAGTACCGCGACCCGCGCTGGTTCCGGTTTGACCGGAACGACCTGAAGACGCCGCTGATGCTGACCGACACCGGGCAAGAGGTGGCGCTGCCCGCCTTCAAGTTCGTCTTCGCCCAGGTGAAGGCCAAGTCGGGGATCACGCTGCGGTCCGGCCTTGCCCGGGTTGCGGCCTGGGGCTGGATGTTCAAGGCCTACACCCAGCGCGACTGGGCGATCTTCACCCAGACCTACGGCCAGCCCCTGCGCCTGGGCAAGTTCGGGCCGGAGGCATCGGAGAAGGACAAGGACACCCTTTTCACCGCCGTCTCCAACATCGCCGGGGATTGCGCTGCGATCATCCCGCAGTCGATGGAGATCGAGTTCATCGAGACCTCGAACGTGGGCGCCTCGTCCGACCTTTACGAGAACCGCGCCAACTGGCTCGACATGCAGATCTCGAAGGCGGTCCTGGGCCAGACCGCCACGACCGATGCGGTGACCGGGGGGCTGGGGTCGGGCAAGGAGCACCGCGAGGTGCAGAAGTCGATCCAGACCGCCGATGCCCGCGCCCTGGCTGCGATCCTGAACCGCGATCTGATCCGGCCCTGGATGCAGCTGAACTTCGGTCCCCTGAAGGTCTACCCGCGCCTCAAGATCGAGGAGCCCGAGAAGGAAGACCTCGTCGCCCTCTCGACCGCGATCGGCGGATTGGTCGACCGGGGCCTGGAGGTTGACCAGGGCGAGCTTCGTGACAAGTTCGGCCTGTCGGATCCCAAGCCGGGGGCAAAATTGCTGCGTCCGAGCGGCGGCGGCGCACCCGTGACCGGACCCCAGCCCCCGGATCGCGAAATTAAACGCCAAACAGACGAAATTAAACGGGTTGAGGCCCCCGCAGGTATCGTCGCGCCCCAGAACGCGGAGCGGCCCTCTGGCGGCCCTCCTACGCAAATTTCCGAAACCGACCTTCTGACGGACCGGCTGGCCGAGGAAGCCGCCCCGGCGATGGGGGCGATGCTTGCGAAGATCGAGGCGATGCTCGAGGCCGCCGGCAGCCTGGAAGAGTTCCGCGAGATGGTCCTGACCGCCTACCCTGACCTGGACGTGACGGAGCTGGCCGGGGTCATGGCCGAGGCGATGATGGCGGGCCATGCCGGCGGCCGCGCGGCGCTTGTTCAGGACAGCGAGGGCGCCGGTGGCTGACACGCTCACGGGCACCTTCGGCAAGCCCTTCAAGGAAGCCGTCGCTGCCTTCCGGCTGCGTCTGGGCAACCTGGTCCCGACCGCGAAGTGGGATGACCTTTGGCAGGATCAGCACGACCGCGCCTTCATGGTCGCCGGGGCCACGAAGGCCGACCTTCTGGCCGATCTTGCCGCCGCCGTCGACAAGGCGATCTCCCAGGGCACGAGCCTGGAGGAGTTCCGCCGCGACTTCCGCCGCATCGTCGAGGAGCGTGGCTGGCACGGCTGGACCGGCGAGGGCACCAAGGCGGGCGAGGCCTGGCGCACCCGGGTGATCTACCGGACGAACATGCGGACCTCCTACGCCGCGGGGCGGATGGCCCAGCTGGTGGAGGGCGGCTTCAGCCTTTGGGTCTACCGCCACGGCGGCTCGGTCGAGCCGCGCATCATCCACCTAGGGTGGGACGGCCTGGTCCTGCCGCCGGATCACCCGTTCTGGGCCACTCATGCCCCCCCGAACGGCTGGGGCTGCAGCTGCTATGTCGTCGGCGCCCGATCCTTCGCCGGGGCGCAGCGCCTGGGCGGGCAACCGGGCAAGCCCCTGCCTGACGGCTGGCAGAAGCTCGACCCGAAGACCGGCGCGCCGGTTGGGATCGACAAGGGCTGGGCCTATGCACCAGGGCGAAGTGCCGCCCGAACGATCCAGGCAGTTGCACAGAAGGTGACGGATCTGCCTGCGCCGACAGGTGCCAGTCTTCTGAACGAGTGGCCCGACAAGTTCTTTGGGGCTTGGGCCGAAACCTTCGCAGAGTTCATCGACGAAACGCAGCGGGACGTCGAACGCGGTCGCTGGATGGTGGTCGGGGGGCTGAAGCCCCTGTGGGTTGCGAAAGCAAGTGAGGCAGGCGTCATGCCCGCAACGTCTGAGATCGTTGTTCGCGAGCGTGACATCCGCCACACGTTCCGCGATTCAAAGACGGCCACTCTCGACCCGGCTTGGTACCGCAATCTGCCCGTGCATCTCCGCCAACCTGACGCGGTGATCCTCGACCCGACACGAGAGGGGGCTCCCGCGCTGCTTCTCGTTTTCAACTCGGGAGCCTCGTCACCAAAGCTGGTCATCCAGATCAACTACCGTCTCAAGAAGGTCGGCGAGTTCAACGTGGTCGAAACTGGCAAGGTCATCGACCCAACTGGAATGCTCCAGCCGGGGATGGTGATCATCGAAGGAGGCTTGTGACGCGGGGGCGGACTTGAACCGCCATCAACACCGGTTGCCCGACGCCCCCTTACCCATCGGGGTACACCGCGTCACTTAGGCAATTTAGGCGCCGAGCGCCCCAGAAGCAATACTGTCGGATTCGCAGGAGCTTGGAATGACCGGCATCACCCTCACGATCGAGAACGACCAGATCACCCCGGCCTTGCAGCGGATCGATACGGCGATGGGCAATCCCTTGTCGCTGTTTCAGGACTTGGGCGAATACCTGGTGAAGTCCACGACCGACCGCTTCCCTACGGGGCGCGCGCCCGATGGGTCGGTCTGGGCCCTGAAGTCGCCGGTCACACTTGCGGCCTACGGGGCGCGCAAGACGAACCGGCTGGACACGCGCCCGCTCTTCGGCCCCTCGGGATCGCTGTCCTCGACCATCAACTACGAGGCCTTCCCGGACCGGATCGAGTGGGGCTCTCCCATGATCTACGCCGCCGTCCAGCAGTTCGGCGCGGCCAAGGGGGCTTTCGGACGCACGAGCCGGGGCGCGCCGATCCCCTGGGGCAACATCCCGGCACGACCCTTCCTTGGCATCTCGGCCGAGGACGAGACGCTTATGCTGGAGATCGTCGCCGAGTGGTTCCAGGCGGCCGCAACAGGCGGCGCTTGACCGGCCAGCCGGGAACGGTCAGGCTGACGGGGAGGGGTGCCCCCCGGCCCTCGGCGCAGTCCTGGTAGTCCTGCCCTCGGGCGTTCGCCGCTGACGTCCTTCCACTGGAAGGCCGTCCGGGCGCGCCTCACCCCACAAGCCCTTGCGGATGGTTTGACCCGTCCCGGATCGCGATGATCCGGGGCATGACACAAGCTGCCCCGCACCTCTTTAAGGCCACGATGGCCGCGCTCGACCTCTCGCTTGAGGGTGGCGCGCCGGAATGGGTTCACCTGCTGCCGACGGCCAAGGGCCCGGTTCAGACCAAGGACAATCGCGGTCCCTACCTTGTCGAAGACGCCCAGGCGGTCATCGCTGCCAGCTTTGCGGAAGAGGCCAAGCTTCAGATCGACGAGAACCATGCAGAGGACCTGAGGTCCGGCAAGGGCGAGTCGAGCCCGGCGCATGGCTGGATCGTCGCACTTGAAGCCCGCGCCGACGGTATCTGGGGCAAAGTGGACTGGAACCCGTCGGGCCGCGCCATGATGGAGAACCGGTCCTACCGCGCGATGTCGCCGGTCATCCTGCACGACAAGGCCAAACGGGTCGTCGCGATCCTGCGGGCCAGCCTCGTCAACCGCCCGAACCTCAAGGGCCTCGTTTCACTCAACCAGGAGAGCTCCATGGATGCCATGGCGAAGATGGCCGCCGCGCTCGGCCTTGCAGAGGGGGCGTCCGAAGAGGACATCCTTTCCGCGATCGATGCGCTGAAGAAAAAGAAGCCCGAAGGCGACACCGCGATGCAGTCGGCCCTGTCGACGATCGGCGTGGCGCTGGGTCTTCAGGCTGACGCAAGCCCTGACGCGATGGCCGCCGCAGCTCAGGCGCTGCAGGCCGCCAAGGCCGAGAACGTCGCGCTCAACGCCCGCGTCGACACGCTGGAGAAGACCCAGAAGCGGTCCGCCGCCGAGGCCTTCCTTGCGGCACAGATCGCGGACAAGCGCGCGATCCCGGCGGACAAGCATGAGGGCCTGATCACCCTGCATATGCGGGATGCGTCCGAAGCAGAAGCCGTCGCCAAGCTTTACCCGAATGTCGGGCAAACCCACACGCAGACCACCCCGCCGGCCGACAAGGACGGCACGGTCAGCCTGAACGCGGCCCAGCTTGAGGTCGCGGCGCACCTGGGCATCACGCCCGAGGATTACCTGAAAACCCTGAAAGAGGAGGCGCGCTGATGCCGCTGACCGCAGACCGCAACACGCCCCAGTACCTGGGCGACATCCGCGAGCAGCCCGTGGGCGCTGCCACCAACATCTTCGCCGGCGCACTGGTGATGCGCAACGCCGCCGGCTTCATCGTGCGCGGCGCTGTCGCGACCGGTGCCTTTGGGGTCGGCATCGCCGAGCAGCCCTTCAACAACACCGCCGGGGCCAACGGTGCGGGCAATGTCCGCTACCGGACCGGCATCACCGCGCGCTTCCGCAACTCGTCCGCCGGTGACCTGATCGTCCAGGCCGATGTCGGGCTGATCGCCTGGATCGCCGACGACGACCAGGTCGCCAAGACCAACGGCGGCGCCACCCGTTCCCGTGCCGGCATCATCGAAGCGGTCGACGCCCAGGGCGTCTGGGTCCGCCTCGACGAAGCCATCACCCGCGCCGCGTAAGGAGACCCCGCGATGATCATTTCCCAGGCAAACCTCGACGCGCTGCGTGTCGGCTTCAAGACCGAGTTCCAGCGCGCCCTGACCATGGCCCCGCCCATGAAGGACCGGGTCGCGATGACGGTCCGCTCCACCACCTTCGAGAACCGCTACGGCTGGCTGAAGAAGCTTTCCGGGATGCGCGAATGGGTCGGCCCCCGCGTCATCGACAACCTCGAAGAGTCGTCCTACTCGATCGCCAACCGGCACTTCGAGAAGACGGTCTCGGTCGACCGCAACGACATCGAGGACGACAACCTTGGCCAGTACGCCACCATGTTCGCCGAGATGGGCGAGCTGACGGCCGCCTTCCCCGAGCAGCTGGTCTGGAACCTTCTGAACGCGGGTTTCTCGACGAACTGCTGGGACGGCCAGTTCTTCTTCGACACCGATCACCCGATCATCGACGCGAACGGCAACCAGACGGTCTACGCCAACACCGATGGCGGTGCCGGCACGCCCTGGTTCCTTCTGTGCACCAACCGGGTGGTCAAGCCGATCATCTACCAGGAGCGCAAGGCCCCCGAGTTCATCTCGAAGGACAAGTCGACCGACGACAACACCTTCATGGACCGGATGTTCCACTATGGTGTCGATCTGCGCTGCAACGTCGGCTACGGCTTCCCGCAGATGGCCTGGGGCTCGCGCCAGACCCTGAACGCGGCGAACTACGCCATCGCCCGGGCTGCGATCCAGAACATGAAGGGCGATGGCGGTCGTCCGCTGGGCCTCATTCCGAACCTTCTGGTCGTGCCGCCGTCGCTTGAAAGCGCCGCCCTGCGGATCGTCAACAGCGAACTCGGCACTGGCGGCGAGACCAACGAGTGGAAGGGCACGGCCGAAGCGCTGGTCGTGCCGTGGCTCTCCACCTGAGCCTGACCTGACGGCCTTACGGCCAGCTTGATCCAGCAGAGGGGCCGGTCCGGCCAGGACCGCGACCGGCCCCTTCCTCGATCGAGCCTTCCCAACCGAGGAGAAGCCCATGTCCCGCCCGTCGAAGCCCAAGGCCACCGCGCCTGCCCCCGCCCCCGAAATCGTGACCGCAGCCCCCGCGCCGGTCACCCCCGATCCGGCTTCCCCCCAGGTGCCGGAAACCACCGGTGCCGAGGCTGCGCTGGCAGCAACGGTCGCGGCACCGGTGGACCCTGATCCCGAGGTGAAACCCATGGTCGCGTCGGGCTTTGTCCTGCGCGTGAAGGGCCCGGCAAAAGGCCGCTGGCGCGCGGGTCGGCACTTCGGCCCCGAGCCGGTCGACCTCCCTGCCGCTGACCTGACGGAGGATCAGATCGCCCTTCTGAACGGCGATCCCGAGTTGACCGTTCTCGTCCTGGACGAGGCCTGAGCCCATGCCCTACGTCACCCTGGCCCAGCTGATCGACCGCTACGGAGAGCCCGCGCTGATCGCGGTCACCGATCGCGGTCCGTTCCCGGCCGGGGTGATCGACCAGGGCGCGATCGACCGCGCCATTGCGGACGCCGACGCCACGATCGACGGCTACCTCGCCCGCCGGTACCAGCTGCCCCTGACCGTGGCCCAGCCCCTCCTGGTGAAGATCGCCGGGTCCATCGTCTTTCACAGCCTGCACACCTTCCAGCCGGACGAGAAGATCGTCGCGGACCAGAAGGAGGCGATGATGATGCTGCGCGAGATCAGCGCCGGCACCGTCGCCCTGACCGCCGCCGGCCTTGAGGCCCCGAACGTCGGCGGATCGGGCGCGCGGATCACCGACCGCGACCGTCAGCTGACGCAGGACAATATGACGGGGTTCATCTGATGCCCCGCGAGCCAGATGATCCGACCGTCGCTATCCTCGTCATCGAACGCCTGAAGGAACGGGTGCCCACGCTCGCCGGCCGGGTCGAGGGGGCCGCGCACCTGGCGCAGATGATGGCGGCGAACCAGCTGCCGCAGGTGACCCCGGCGGCGAACGTGATCGCCACCGGCCTTGCCGGCGGCACGGCGGATGCCAGCACAGGCTTCTTCCGCCAGTCCTATGACGAGACGGTCACGGTCTACCTCACGTTCCGCAACGTGCAGGGGCCGGGCGGCAACGCGCTCGACCTCTTCGACGAGGTCAAGTGGTCGGTGATCGAGGCGCTCTGCGGCTGGGGCCCGGAGAATGCCGTCGGCGTCTTCCGCCTCGTCCGGGGTCAAGTCGTCAACATGGCCACCGGCACGCTTCTCTACCAGATCGACTTCGCCCTGGGCGACCAGCTGAGGATCCTGACATGACCGACCCGACCCTTCCCGCTGCTGGCGGGTCCTACATCCGCAACGCGGACGGCAGCCTGACCCTGGTCGAGCCCCCGACGGCGGACGGCTACCGGCTGGCCGCGCGCATCGCGGCGACGGACGCGGGCCCCGAAACGGCCCCCGAAACGGCCATTCAAGCCCCTGTTGAAGAGGGCGTCGCGCCGGTCTTCAAGTCCCGCCGCGCCCCCACGCCCGCGCCTGAAGTGAAGGAGTCCTGAGATGACCACGCCCCTGAACTGGCGGTCGAAGATCCTGCTGTTCAAGATCGAGGTCACCTACGGCCTTGACCCCGTGCCGGTCGTCGCGACCGACGCGATCCTTGCGACCGACGTTCAGCTGCGCCCGATGGAAGGCAGCGACGTCAACCGCGACCTCGATCTGCCTTACTACGGCCCGCAGGGCACGATCCCGAACGAGCTGCACCAGAAGCTGAGCTTCAAGGTCGAACTCGCGCCCTCGGGCACCGCCGGCACCGCGCCCGCCTGGGGCCCGCTGCTGCGCGCCTGCGGCTGCGCCCAGACGGTGAACGCCGGCACGAACGTGATCTACAACCCGATCACCGACAACCAGGCCTCTGGCACCTTCTACATCTGGATCGGCACCACCCGCTACGCCATCACCGGCTGCCGGGGCACGGCCAAGTTCACGATCAACGCACAGGGCATCCCCTACATCGAGTTCGAGTTCACCGGGCTTTTCACCCAGCCGGCGGAAACCGCGCGCGGCAACCCGGTGCTGACCGCGTTCCGCGCCCCGCGCGTCGTGTCCTCGGCCAACACGCCGACCTTCACGATCAACGGCGTGTCGCTGGTGATGCGGACCTTCCAGCTGGATCTTGGCAACCAGGTCGAGCCGCGCTTCCTTGTCGGGGCCGAAGGTATCCTGATCACCCAGCGCGAGGACATGATCAAGACGCAGGTCGAGGCCGAGGCGCTGACCCTGATCAACCCCTTCCAGCTTGCCGCCGCCCA